TGTTTAAACGGCCAGAAAAAGGCAGAATGTATGCTTGTACAGTTGATGTGGCTCGTGGAACAGGTAAAGACTATTCAGCCTTTATAGTGTTTGATGTTACTAAAATACCTTATGAAGTTGTATGTACATATAAAAATAATGAAATTAAGCCCCATGTTTTTCCAAGTATCATAGAACAAGTTTGTAAAGGATATAATCACGCTCATATATTAGTTGAAGTCAATGATATTGGTCAGCAGATATCCGAAATTATGCACATGGAATTAGAATACGATAATATGATGATGACTACACAAAGAGGCCGAGCAGGTCAAATATTAGGTGCTATGTTTAGTGGCCGTGGTACATCTATCGGTGTTCGTATGACAAAACAAGTCAAAGCTTTAGGTTGTCAAAGTGCTAAGACACTTATCGAATCAGACAAAATGATACTTAATGACTTTCAACTCATAGAGGAGATGTCAACTTTTAGTAGGCGTGGTAACTCCTGGATGGCGGAGGATGGTTGTAATGATGACTTAATGATGTGTTTAGTCATATTTGGTTGGTTATCGAACCAACAATACTTTAAAGAGTTATCAAACTCTAATATACGAAATCAATTGTACATGGAACAACAACAATTAATCGAGCAAGATATGGCTCCTTTTGGTTTTGTGGACAACGGATTAGGCGATACTGAACCTGAAGTAGATGAATATGGTACAGTATGGCATCCAGTAGATATACGAAAAGGGTTTTAAATCTCTAATTTGTGTATATTATAAATATCTACAAGTGAATAAGTTTGAATATGGGCGTATGAATAATACGAGTATTGAAACCATATAATGATATGAGTAAAATAATTAGCTAATTAAAGGAGAAAACCTATGGCATTTCAAGTATCACCAGGTGTTCTCGTCCAGGAAAGAGATTTAACTAGAATCATTCCTGCGGTGTCAACTTCAATCGGTGCTGTCGCTATTGTGGCGAATAACGGTCCATTGGATGAAATCGTAGCAATATCTAGCGAACAAGAATTAGTAGATACCTTTGGCAAACCTGACTCAAGCAACTTTGAGTATTGGTTCAGCGCTGCCAACTTCTTACAATATTCTAACGCTCTTAGAGTGGTGCGAGCTACCCAAACATCTGCCGTTAATGCTTCTACATCTGGAACAGGTGTGTTGATTAAAAATGGCGATGATTACGAAAATAACTATGCTTCAGGTGGTTCGGCTGGCTCAGCAATTTTTGCTGCTAGAAGCGCTGGTACATATGGAAACAATTTACTTGTTTCTACTTGTCCATCAGCAACCGCTTATGAGCAAACACTATCAAGCTCTAACCAATTAGATGACACAGTAGCAGTTGGAGATACAACTGTAACTGTAGATGATGGAACAGCATTCAATGTCGGTGACATTATTGAATTTTCATCAACAGCATCTGGTTCAGACTTTGATACAGGAGAGAAGTACAGAATCACAGCAATCTCTACAAACGATTTAAGTATCGTTCAACATCCTAGAGGTGCAGGTGGTTTAAAAACTGCTTATCCTGATGACGCAAGTATCAAAAGAAAATGGAGATATTATGACTCTGTTGATGGTGCGCCAGGCACTTCAAGCTATGTTTCTACAAGAAACGGTGCTAATGATGAAATCCACATTGTAGTCGTTGACGAAGATGGTGGAATTTCAGGTGTTCCTGGAACTGTACTAGAAACTTTTTCAAAAGTATCTAAAGCTTCTGATGCAAAAACTCCGCAAGGAGATGATAACTATTATCCAAATGTAATTGCAACTAAATCAAAATACATTTGGTGGACTGACCACAACACAAGTGCTTCAAATTGGGGTACAGCAGCTTCAGGTACAACTTACACAGCTGTAAATACACCAACGAATAACTCAATGTCTGGTGGTTCAAATGGTTCAACTGTAACTACAGGTCAATTAAAATCTGCTTACGAAAAGTTTGAAGATGGCGAAACTGTAGATGTAGGTTTAATCATTGCTGGTCCTTCTGGTAGTACAACACATATTGACAATCTAATCACAATTGCTGAAGAAAGAAAAGACGCTATCGTTTTTGCTTCTCCACAAAGAGCAGATGTAGTCAATGTAACTAACACAAATACACAAACAACAAATGTTATTGATTTCTTTGATAACATTCGTTCTTCAAGTTATGTTGTATTTGACTCTGGTTACAAATATATGTACGACAGATACAATGATGTTTACAGATATGTACCGTTAAACGGTGATATGGCAGGTCTAGCGGCTAGAACTGACCTTGTTGCAGATGCTTGGTATTCACCAGCAGGCTTCAATAGAGGTACAATTAGAGGCGCAGTTAAACTTGCTTACAATCCTACAAAAGCACAAAGAGACCAATTATATCCTAAGAGAGTAAATCCTGTTTCTACCTTCCCAGGTCAAGGAACTGTTTTATTCGGAGATAAAACTGGTTTATCTTCACCAAGTGCATTTGATAGAATCAATGTAAGAAGACTGTTTATCACTTTAGAGAAGGCAATTTCAACTGCTTCTAAATTCCAATTGTTTGAATTCAATGATGAATTTACAAGAGCGAACTTTAGAAACATTGTAGAGCCTTTCCTTAGAGAGGTACAAGGTCGTAGAGGTATCACAGACTTCTTAGTAGTGTGTGATGAAACTAACAACACAGGCGAAGTAATTGATAGAAATGAATTTATAGCAGAGATTTTCATTAAACCTGCTAGAAGTATCAACTTTATCACTTTACAATTCGTTGCAACTAGAACTGGCGTCAGTTTTGACGAAGTAGCTGGTTAATAAAAAGGAGAAATAACTATGCCTAATATTAACGATTTTAAAGCTAAACTCGCTGGCGGTGGTGCAAGAGCAAACCAGTTTAAGGTAACAATGCCTTTTCCAGGTTACGCTGCTGTGGGTGGTGAAATCGAAGACTTAGCTTTTTTATGTAGAGCGACAACAATTCCTGCAATGGTAGTTGGTAACATTAATGTTCCATTCCGTGGCAGACAAATTAAAATCGCTGGTGATAGAACCTTTGAAGATTGGTCCGTAACTGTTCTTAACGATACTAACTTTAAGTTAAGAAACGCTTTCGAAAGATGGCAAAATGGTATCAACAATATGACAGACAACGAAGGATTAACAAATCCAGTTGACTATCAAGTTGATGCTTTTGTTGACCACTTAGATAGAAACGGAAATACAATTAAATCTTATACATTAAGAGGATTGTATCCAATCAACATTGCTGCTATTGACTTGAACTTTGATGAAGCAACTGCTATTGAAGAATTTTCAGTAACATTTGCGTATCAATACTTTGAAAGTAATACAACCACTTAATTTTAAGTGGATAAGTATTACCAATATAATTAAGAGGTAATATAATGGCTGAACTATTTGGATTTTCTATCACAAGGCTGAAAAAGCAGTCGGATCCAAAACAAAGCTTTACTGTAGCTCCAGCGGATGATGGTACACAAACCATCGCCGCTGGTGGTTACTTTGGTCAATACCTGGACATGGAAGGTACGGCCAAAACTGAAGCTGATTTAATCCGAAGATATAGAGAAATCTCATTACACCCCGAGTGCGATATGGCAATCGAAGATATTGTCAATGAAGCAATTGTGGCGAATGAGATGTCTGCTGCTGTCAAAGTAAATGTAGAAAATCTACCTTACGGTGATGAAGTAAGAAAGAAAATCGAAGACGAATTTAATGAAGTTTTAAGACTTCTACAATTTAACACAAGAGGCCACGACATCTTTAGAAGATGGTATGTCGATGGTCGTATCTTCTATCAAAAAATTATTGATAGAGATAGCCCTAAAAAGGGTATTACGGAATTAAAATACATTGACCCTCGTAAAATTAAAAGAATACGAGAAGTCAGAAAAAAAAGACCTGATGTTCCTACTCCACACGGTTTAACTGTAGTAGATGAATTTGTTGAATATTATTTGTTCAATGAAAAAGGTGTTATCAATTCAACATCTGGTGGTATTAAAATTGCACCAGACACAATCGCATTTTGTCCTTCAGGTTTAGTAGACCAAACTAAAAATATGGTCTTGTCTTATTTACATAAGGCAATTAAACCAGTCAATCAATTAAGAATGATTGAAGATGCGACTGTTATTTACAGAATTGCAAGGGCACCTGAAAGAAGAATTTTCAAAATTGATGTAGGTAATTTACCGAAAGTTAAAGCTGAACAATATCTAAGAGATGTTATGGCAAGATATAGAAATAAACTTGTCTATGATGCTTCAACTGGTGAAATACGAGATGACAGAAACTATATGTCAATGTTGGAAGATTTCTGGTTACCAAGTAGAGAAGGTGGCCGAGGAACAGATATTACTACTTTGCCTGGCGGTCAAAACTTAGGTGAGATTGCTGATATTGAATACTTTAGAAGTAAACTATATCGTTCTTTAAATGTACCAGCAAGTCGTTTAGAGGCAAATAATGGTTTCAATTTAGGTAGAGCATCTGAAATTACAAGAGATGAACTTAAATTTACTAAGTTTGTTCAAAGATTGAGAAAGAAATTTACTGAATTATTTAATGATTTATTAAGAACACAATTAGTATTAAAAGGTGTTATTAATGAAGAAGATTGGATTTCAGTAAGAGATAGTATTAACTATGATTTCTTACAAGATGGCCATTTCGCAGAATTAAAAAATACTGAGATGATGCGAGAAAGACTACAATTGGCTAACGAGATGAGAGATTATATTGGTAAATTCTATTCTGTAGAGTTTGTTAGAAAGAATGTTCTTAAACAAAACGCTAGAGAAAGAGAAGATATTGATAAACAAATTAAGAAAGAGATTGAAGACGGTATTATTTCTTCACAAGAAACAGACCCTAATTCAACAGTATAAGGAGTAATGAAATGAGTGAACATACAAAAAACTTTATTGACGCTTTACATAGTGGCGATAATATGGCAGCTGGTGACGCATTTAAAGATGCTTTACGAGATAAAGTCGGTGCGGCTTTAGATACAAGAAGACAAGAATTAGCAGCTTCTTTATTTAATAAAACACCTAACGAAGCAGAATCATTTAGCGACCCTAAACCAGAAATCGCTGAACCAGGAACATTTGACCAACAAGGTAATGTTTTTGCAACAACTAATGCAAATGATGGTCAAGCAGAAATAGATTTGACAACTAATGCAAAAGAAACTGAGTAATTATTTAAATAAAGACTTTATTGAATCAAAGTCTTTTCATTCTTTATCGCCTCTTATGAAAGAAGCGGTACAAGATATTTTTACTCTAATAGAAAATGAAACAGGTGATATAATTAAAAAGTTTGAATCAGCAGTTGATAAAGTTGCTGAACATCATAATATTAACACACAATTGTTTTATGATTACTTTGAAAAAGAATTAGACGAGCAATTAGGAGCTTAATATGGCGTGGGTAACAGTACCAGGTTCAGACAGTATTTGGGAGTATGATAATGCCGCTACAGTTAGCGACACATATCCTGATTCGGCTGATGGTGCAAACTCAACAATTTCTGGTGGCATAAGAACTTATACACATCCAAGTGATGGTCGTACAGTACAAGTTTATATTAAAACTAGAAAAGCCGGTGAAACAAAAGAGCGTGGTGAATTATCAAAAACTTTTTATGATAGCACATCTGGTCATATTGGATTTTAATTGTGGCTATAACAGTATCTAAATTAGTTGATGACAACAATAAGATAATTGTAAACTCAAACGGCATTGGCGGAGAGTTTCAACAAAAATTAGTTGATGTTGTTAACTCTAATAATGCGACAAGTGAACCAAAAGTTGCAATTGCAAATATGCAATATGAAATTGAAGGTACTGGTAATGTAACAGTATTTTTTAAAAATGATGCAACTAAAAAAATTGTCATATCTGGTAGAGGTAATTGGGGGCTAAAACCAGATGAAAGTAAAATCAGAAACCCAATTGGAGATATATTACTAAACAGTAGTGACGCAGTTACAAAATATAATATTGTAATTGAGTGTCATAAAGAAACAGGATATAACTAATGGCAGACATAGTAACAACACAAACAATTGCTGATACTTCAGGTGTTAAGTATGTTGTAAAACTTACAAACATCTCAGACGGTACTGGTGAAACACAAGTAAAAAAAGTTGATGCTTCAGAATTAACTTTTATGACGGAAGATGGTGCAAGAAAGATTAGTAAGATTTGGTATTCAATCAATACTGCTAATAATAAGTCTGCTGTAGAGTTAATTTGGGACGGGGCTACAAATGCCACAGCGGCCTTTCTATCAGGAAACGGCTATTGGGATTTGAGACCAGCGGGAGATGAGATACCAAATAATGCGACTACACCTACTGGAGATGTACTTTTATCAACTAAAAACTTTGCAAACGGCGATAATTACACAATAATTGTTGAGTTTAGGTAAAAAGTTTTATAAATATTATACAAAAAGAGAGATTAACAAATGAAACTAATTTCCGAAGAAGTAAATGACGCTCAATATCTAATTGAAGAAGCGGGCGGAAAAAGAAATTACAAAATCAAAGGTATCTTTTTACAGGCTGAGAAGAAGAACAGAAACGGCCGAGTATATCCTATGGAAATCCTTGAAAGAGAAGTTACTAGATACAATAAAGAATTCATCAATAAAAAGCGAGCATTCGGAGAATTAGGTCATCCTGACGGTCCTACAGTTAACTTAGAAAGAGTATCACATATGATTACTAAGTTACATCCAGACGGTGCTAACTTTATAGGTGAAGCTAAAATTATGGATACACCATACGGTAAGATTGTAAAAGGTCTTATTGACGAAGGTGCTCAATTAGGAGTATCAAGTCGAGGTATGGGATCCTTAATTCAGCGAGGTGGTGCTAACTATGTCAAAGACGACTTTTATTTAGCAACAGCAGCTGATATTGTTGCAGACCCATCCGCTCCAGACGCCTTTGTTCAAGGTATTATGGAGAATAAAGAATGGGTGTGGGACAATGGTGTACTTGTTGAGAAGGACATTGAAGCCTGGAAACAACAAGTTCGAAGTGCGAAACAAAGAGCTTTAGACGAAGCAAAACTAAAAATCTTTGAATCGTTTCTTAGAAAACTGTAGTTTTATAAATATCTTGTAAGAAAAGAAAATTTTATAAAATTTTTAGAAATAAAAAAAAGGAGATTTCTCAATGGCCGAAACAGAAGCAAAAATTGAGGCGTTAAAAGAGCAGACTGTAGAAGAAGCTAATGCTGTAAATCCGCAGGCTGACGCTCCTAAAAAGAATGCTGTAGCGGCTGAACCTTCCAAACTTTCAAATGAAGCGGAAGATTTAGGTGCAGCTGTGGTTAAACCGACAGACAGCAATCCTGACGCCACAAAGAAAGTAAAAGAAGTTTCTGGTGACCCTCAACAGAAAAGTGAAGTTGCTCCCGAAGCATCTCATTTGAAGAAAGAGGAAACAGAAGCAGAAGGTTCTGAGGAAGAAATCAAGGAAACTACTGAAGAAGAAATCACAGAAGTTGCAGAAGATGAAATAATTGATGTAACTGCTGATGTAGAAGCTTTAGTAAAAGACGAAGATTTATCCGAGGAATTCAAATCAAAAGCGGCAACGATTTTTGAAGCAGCTGTTAATGTAAAAGTTAAAGAAGCTAAACATAAAATCAAAGCTGGTTATGATATGAAAATGAAAGAAGAATTAGAGAAAGAAAAAGCGGCAATCGTAGAAAAAGTCGATTCATATCTCAACTATGTTGTAGAAGAATGGATGAAAGAAAACGAAATCGCTTTGGAAAGAGGAATCAAAGGCGAAATCGCTGAAGATTTTATCTCTGGTTTGAAAAAGTTATTCGAAGACCATTATATTGATGTCCCAGACGAAAAATATAATGTACTCGAAGACCAAGCTTCCAAAATTGATGAGTTAACTAAAAAACTTAACGAGTCAATTGAAAAGAATGTTGAACTAACTAAAGTAAATGGCGAAATGAAGAAAGCTGATATCGTAAAAGAAACAGCTTCTGATTTAAGCGATGTTGCTAAGGAAAAATTCAACAAACTTGCTGAAGAAGTTGATTATACAAACGAAACAGATTTCCGAGCAAAAATTGATACTATCAAAGAATCATATTTTGGTGCAAAGAAAGATGTGTCATCTGAAATTGATGATGTAGCGGTAGGCGAAACAACAAATGTTGACTTGTCGGAAAGCATGGCTGCTTATACCGCCGCTATTACTAAAACTAAAGACATTAAGTTGTCGAAATAACTAATAGAGGAGAGAGAAGATATGTACTTATCTGAAACTTTTGAAAAAAAATGGCAGCCAGTCTTAGAGCATCCGGAATTACCAAAAATTCAGGATTCTTATAAGCGTGCTGTTACTGCTACAATCTTGGAAAACCAAGAGCGTGCAATGAAAGAAGACGCAGCTTTTTTAAGCGAAGCTGCACCAACTAACTCAACTGGTGCTTCAATTTCTAACTGGGATCCAATTTTAATCTCATTAGTAAGAAGAGCAATGCCAAATCTTATCGCATACGATATCGCTGGTGTTCAGCCTATGTCTGGACCAACTGGTCTTATCTTTGCAATGAGAAGCAGATATCAGTCACAAACTGGTACTGAGGCTTTATTTGACGAAGCTGATTCAGATTTCTCAGGCAGAAATGCTGCTGGGTCATCTGTTGATGGTTTCTCATCTACAGCACAAGCTGGCACAAATCCAGAAGTTCTTAACGACTCACCTGCTGGTACTTACACAACTGGTACAGCAATGACTACAGCTGCTGCTGAAGCCCTAGGCGATGCCTCTGGTAATCAGTTTGCTGAAATGGCATTCTCAATTGAGAAATCAACTGTGACTGCTAAGTCAAGAGCTCTTAAAGCAGAATACACAATGGAATTAGCACAAGACTTGAAAGCTATCCATGGTTTAGATGCAGAAACAGAATTAGCAAACATTCTATCTGCTGAAATTCTTGCTGAAATCAATAGAGAAGTTGTTAGAACAATCTATATTAACGCAGAAAAAGGTGCTCCATCAGGCACAGTAACAACTGCCGGTGTGTTTGATTTAGACACAGACTCAAACGGTAGATGGTCTGTTGAGAGATTCAAAGGTCTTATGTTCCAATTGGAAAGAGATGCAAACAGAATCGCTCAAAGAACAAGAAGAGGTAAAGGTAACATTATCATTACTTCAGCTGATGTAGCGAGTGCTTTACAAATGGCAGGTGTATTAGACTATACTCCAGCTCTTAACAACAATCTAAATGTTGATGACACAGGTAATACTTTTGCAGGTGTTCTTAACGGTAGATTTAAAGTGTACATTGACCCGTATAGTGCAAACTCAGCGTCTGCTCACTACTATGTAGTAGGCTACAAAGGTACTTCACCTTATGATGCTGGTATGTTCTATTGCCCATATGTACCACTACAAATGGTAAGAGCAGTTGGTCAGGACACTTTCCAACCGAAGATTGGTTTCAAAACTAGATACGGCTTACAAGCAAATCCATTTGCTGAAGCTGGAACTGGTGATGCAGCTGTTATCAACGGTGCTGGTTCTGCTAACGCAAACAGATACTACCAAAGAGTTCAAGTAGCGAACTTGATGTAATATCAGTTTGGTTAATACCAATACTTAAAAAGGGGAGGCGTAAAAACCTCCCCTTTTTTTATGCCTGGCGTTTGGATAAATAGTCCATATGAAAAAGATTTTAATTCAATATCTCTGGTTATTTCTTATAACACTATTCTTATTAGTGGCTGGTCTAACTATACAAAGTTTCAACCATATATGGGACGAAAATAAAAAATTTGAAAAAGAATGGGAAGAGGTAGATAAACAGTTGGAGAAAGAAAAAAATGACAGTAACAAATAGTTATCAAAGACAACCTTCAAAACTAGATTACGCTTCACCTACTTCTTTTAAATTTAGTATTATTAAATTACCTAAAGTAGAATACTTTTGTACCGCTGTAAATGTTCCTGGTGTATCATTAACTACACTAGCGCAACCTACACCTTTTAAAGATGCAGCTTTACCAGGAAATGATTTAACATATGAAGATTTAAGTATGACTTTTATGGTAGACGAAAATTTAGAAAACTACCAAGAAATCCACGGCTGGTTAAGAGGTCTTGGTGCTCCATTCGGATATGAAGAATTTGCAGCCTTACAAGCAGCTGGCAATGACAGATTTCCAGGTTCTTCAAATAGAGTTTCTTCAGAACCAGGAAAAGTAAAATATGGTGCTCCTAAAGAAGGCGCTATATATTCAGATGCAACATTAACAGTTTTATCAAGTAAAAATAATCCCGTAGCAGAATTAAGATTTGCAAGTGTGTTTCCTATAGGTCTTAGTGGATTACAATATAGTCAACAAAATACAGATGTTGATTATTTGACGGCAACCGTGACATTTAAGTATGAAAGATATGATTTTGCCACAAGAGTTGGTTCAGCTACAACAACAGTAACCACTACCTAAGCCTTTACTTTTTAAGGTTTTTGTAGTATAATGAAGTGAAATAGGAGTAATTATGGATTTAGAAAAACTACAAGAAATGGCTGATAAAGATTTGGCCATTAACGATACCGAATTAGATTTAGAATCCCTTAAAACTCCCCAAATACACAACAAGTATATGAAACATTATACGAAGTTTAAACTTATGTTGACCAAGGCTGAAACTGACCTTGCTCAATTGAAGCGTGATAAATGGGAGTATTATACGGGTAAGGCAGATGCCTCGGTCTATGCGGAGAAACCATTTGATTTAAAAATACTTAGAACAGATGTAGATAAGTATATTGAAGCAGATGATGATTTAATTAAAGCAAAACAAAAAGTACAATATCTTTATGCAGTTATTGATTACTTAGATAAGACAATCAAACAAATATCTAACAGAACATTTACAATTAAAAATGCTATTGATTGGCGTAAGTTTACAAGTGGCGCAATATAATGAATCTGGAAAACTTATATCATATTAAAGAAGGTATTGTACCTAATAGTTTCTGTGATGATATAATTGCAACTGGCGAAACTAAAAATATTACAGATGCAACCATACAAGACGGAAATAATAATAATCGTTCATCTAAAGTTTCTTGGTTAGATGATAAAAAACTACAAACATCATTAAGTAATTTAATTCAAATTGCAAATGATGAAAGTAATTGGAACTTTTCATTAAAAGAATTTGAGCCATTACAATATACCATTTATAATGTTGGTGACCATTATGATTGGCATATTGATAGTCATAAAAAACCATATAAAAATGGTTTGATTAGAAAATTAAGTTTTACTATGTGTTTAAATGATGATTTTGAGGGTGGTGAATTTTGTGTTTGTAATCCACACCCTATATCTGAAAAAACTAAAATACATACATTTAATAAATTAAAAAAGGGTACTATGATTGTTTTTCCTAGCCATATATGGCATAAAGTAGGTAAAGTAACTAAAGGTACAAGAAAAACTTTAGTTGGCTGGGTGGTAGGAACTCAATTCATATGACACTAACAAGATATATTGTTTTAGAAAAGAAAAACGAAGTCTATCTAACGATTGAAGCTGAAGATAATATTCGTAGAGAATTATCGGAATACTTTACATTTGAAGTACCTGGTTTTAAATTTATGCCACAATATCGTAGTAGAATGTGGGATGGAAAAATAAGATTATACTCATATGCTACTGGTCAAATTTATGCAGGTTTATATCCTTATATCTTAAAATTTTGTAAAGATAGACAAATACAAATTGTTAACGGTACTAAGATAGCGGATGTTACTGTTGACGAAAAGGCACTAGATGGTTTTATTAAGGCTTTAAAATTACCCTTAGAAATTAGGGATTATCAAAAGGAGGCATTTATCCATGCAATTAAAAAATCTCGTTGTTTATTACTTTCACCCACCGCTAGTGGAAAATCTTTTATTGTCTATCTTATCACTAGGTTTAATCTTTTACGGTTAAAAGAAAAGAAAGCCAATAAAGTATTAATTATTGTTCCAACCACATCATTAGTAGAACAGTTATCAAAAGACTTTAAAGATTATGGTTGGAATAGTGAAAAAAATGTACATAAAATTTATAGTGGTTACGATAAAGATACTAACAAAAAAGTAGTTATATCTACTTGGCAATCAGTTTATAATCAACCTAAAAAATGGTTCGCACAATTTGGAACTATTATTGGTGATGAAGCACATTTATTTAAGGCTGTTTCACTTACAAAAATAATGACAAAACTTGAAACTTGTAAGTACAGATATGGTCTAACAGGTACACTTGACGGAACTAAAACTCATAAGTTAGTATTAGAAGGTTTATTTGGTACTGTAAATAAAGTTATTTCAACGGCTGAATTACAGAATAAAAAACAATTAGCTGACTTGAAAATTTATGCTTTAATATTAAGTTATGATAATGGTAGTAGGCAACATTGTAATGGACTAAACTACCAAGAAGAAATGGACTTTTTGGTTGCACACGAAAAAAGAAATAAATTTATTGTTAACTTATGTTCAAAATTACAAGGAAATTCACTATGTCTGTTTCAATATGTCGAAAAACATGGTAAAAATCTACACGAACAAATATTAAAAAAGGCCGAAGATAAACAAGTCTTTTATGTATATGGCGGAGTTGATACAGATGAAAGAGAAAAGATTAGAGAGATTACAGAAAAATCTGATAATGCGATTATTGTAGCTTCTTATGGAACATTTTCAACAGGTATTAATATTCGTAATTTACATAATATTGTTTTTGCTAGTCCTTCAAAATCTAGGATTAGAAATTTACAATCTATTGGCCGTGGATTAAGATTAAAAGATAATA